CTATCAAGCAAAACCAGAGTTCGGCTACTTTAAAAATACGATTGTTGTTGCTGTAAGAATGACGGGTCAAAAATGTTTCTATTTAGTAGATGGACAACATCGCGTAGAAATGTGTAAACAATGCGCGATAGAGTACCCCTTTCAAGTGTTGCTGTACGCCATTTCTACAGATGATGAAATGCGTGACTTGTTTCGTGAAATCAATTATGATTCATTTAAAAACCTCACCTACGTGTCACTGGGTGCAGACACGGCACGTTTAGTGGATGATTTCATGGACCATTACAAGGAGAAGCCCTTCACCAAGAAAAAGGGAGAGTCGCGACTCTTTACATTGAAAGGGTTTACGGATGCGCTATCCACGTACATTCAGAGATTTACGGATCTACCGACTCTGGTTCAAGCGATAGAACAAAAACAACGTGAATTTATTCAACAGGTTGATTTTACACATTCTTATGCAGAAGAAAAAGAATGTATTCAATCTCAATGCATCTTACCTTTGAAAGAGTGTAACTTTATTGATTTTTTACTCACTGCTGCAGAACCCGTGTACAAGGGAAAAGGGAAAACCATTTCCAAAACGATTTCTCTTTCTTTGAAAAAGACCGTATGGAATCATTGGATAGGAATGGGAGTGGGTGAAGCCAAATGTCCCGTTTGCAAAATTACGTTGATTCATCAAATGGCCTTTCATTGTGGCCATATTGTAGCAAAAAGTAGAGGTGGATTGAATACGGTGGAGAATTTGAAACCGATCTGTCAAAGTTGTAACTCTTCTATGGGTAATCAAAATATGGATGAGTTTATTCATTTGTGTACCACTGGAATGCCAAGTAGGGAGGCACCGACCCTAACGTAGTATTGTTTTTATTGGCTGTCAAATTGGGTCCGTTGTTGGTAATTTTGAGAATTTGTCCAGGTTGAAGAGCATAATTATAGTATCTTAAATCAGACAAGTTTCCAGAAAAGCCACCATTAGACGAAACGTACACATCTCCATAATTTTGTTTGGGTACACTGGATAAAATATGACGTTTGGCTAATGCACCATTGATGTAAACATCTAGAGCATTATTTGTATTACGAATGATAACGTGTACCCATTTATTCATAGGAAAGTTGGGTATTTTTACTTGTTCATTGATCACGGTAAACGTATTCATCACGACAATCAATTCATTCGTATTCGGTGAAATGTATACGCCTGGTGCATTATTTGGCGTGTTCATTCCAGAATCTACATCTATGTGCTGTTCTCCTTTGTGAAAAACGTGTTTGTATTGATCATTGGTAGAATCTACAGACGTAACGTTTAACCAGACAGACCATGAAAATTCAATACCACTCTCATTATCTGATCTTGATAAAGGAATGGCACCTTGAACGGTTGGGTCTTGCGATATGATGAGTGGTGTGTTACCGGGCACCAATCCCTTAATCAAATAAGGGCTATTGGTTGAAAAGAGCCACGGTACAACTTTGATGAAGAATTGAATCAAGAGGACACAACCGATAAATACCAATAGTATGAACAAGAACCGTAAAAGTGGATTGCTTTCATCCATATCCATGGAAAAAGAACTCATATACTATAGTTATAAAATTCACGTTTCATGAATACATAAAGGTGAATCCCATTGATCAAACGGTGTAGACGTAGACGTTGATTTACCAGACGCAATCAATACATTTAGAGCTTCTAATCGTCTCTGAAGAGATTGTCCCGAAGGAACTTTCCTAGACAATTGTTTCCATTTCCATTCAAATTGTAAAGCATCACGCCATGTAGGAAACCCCGATACGTAACAGACGCGTGTCCACGTATCACGACTTGTATATTTGGCACCACCTTTGATCTCACGATTATGTTGTCTCAAACGCCGATCTACGTTGATGGTAGCACCAACGTAGGTTTTTTTACCGGATTGCAATAGATAAACGTACATATTATACAAGGGATAAACTTAAATACATGAATATACCAGCAAGGGCCGACCGAACAATGAGGGACATGTCCTGGTCCTTTACGCCTGCCTTACGAAGAACGGAAAAGGCAGGTGCCGACGCGAGAAGTAAAAAGAGAATGGCACTAATTAAAGCACTTACGATTTTAAGATCCATAAGATAGGTTTATATTTTTTCCTAAAGAATTTCGTTTGAATCGTAAATGTTCCAATTGTATTTGTCCTAAAATAGAATTAATATCTTCTAATTTCATTCTAAAATAATAAGGAATTTTCAAGTTACCTTCTTCTGGAAGTTTCACAAAATGTATGGCAATAATGTATTTGGTAGACGAAGTAGGACAATCATTATCTGGTTTACATAAATAAACCTTTTTATAAGAAGAGGCCAACTTATACAAATATTGAATCGCATCCGAAGTCGTTGTATTTGTAATTTTAGAAAGATAGACACCATTTATATCCTGATGCTTCAACAACTCTAACGAATAGGTTTCTATGTTGTCTATGATAAGGGGATACAACCCATCGGCCACATCTCCCGAAAAAAGTGTTTTGCCTTTTTGGATAGAATACATGGGTATCAAATCAGTCAAGGACATGGAATAAGGATGGTTACATTCCAATGGTTTGATGTATCCATCCAACGTAGTAATGGGTTCAGTAGTCTCTTCAAGTACAGAATTAGATAAAGTCCTTGGTAATAAAAAATGACTCATACCAAACAAAACAACATCTATTTAAGTCTTAAGTATAAAAAGGATTGCATACATCCATTTTTCTAAATGATAAATTGGACGATAATTGTTATTAAAATACTGTAAGAAAAAAACGCATTCTTTGACCATGGCGCATCGTTGTGCAGGGGTTGCTTGAATGGTCGTCAGTAAATAGTACACAAAAGCTTCCACACCTAAATCAAATATTAAAATAGAATATAAATCTTCACGCAATTCCGACATGGTACAGGTAGTCAATGTAGTACGAATCTTTTGAAACAATGGCTTACTGGTATCCACTACGGTATGTTTGAAGGCTGCTTTCAGATTGGGTGAAGGTATAATCCCAAGTGAATGGTGTAACTCCACCGAAGGACGCGGAATAGATAACACTTTACATTTAGACAAGAGAGTATCTGGTAAAAAAGAAATAGATTCGGTTAAAAAAATATATTTGACGGATCCTTGCATATAACTATAAAAAATTTCCAACAATTCATGATTTATTTTATGTACATTTTTACAAACAATGATTCCATGTTTATCTGTATATTTATTTTGAATAATTTCTACAATATGATTGTAGATATCATCCCATAATAACTTTGAATTACAACCTAGCAATTCCATATCTATTTCATAATGAATATCACTGATTTTAATGTAAAAGGGTGACGTTGTGTTAATCAAGAGTTTCTTTTCGTGTTTTAATTGGGATGGACTATACTGCTTCACCAGTTGTAACATTTGCGTGTACTTTCCAACACCCGATGGTCCATATAAAATCAAGGGCTGGAACTGTTCCAAGGGTGGAAACGTCAACGTTTGAATGTCTGGACGTAATTCACCCGTATAAGAAAGATAGTCTACAAATTTGTCCATTGAATTAATTAGTATGTATCGGTTTAAATAATTTCTATCAATGTAGTATCATGCAATGGATCAAAAATCAATGGTATACAGATCAGTTCTACAAAATTACCAAAGAAGGTGACCAAAAAAGTATGTATGATGAGTCACCCTTTGACTACATTTTACATATTCATAACAATGGAACCCTAAACTACCATTTTTTAAAACCGGGCGATTCTTATCAAATCAAACACCCTTATACAGTGATGGGGTTATCCATCACGTTAGACGACCGGTGTTACGTGTTACCCGCCTCTTCCTTTTTAATTCAAGGAAATAGGTTAGATCATACGTTTGTACGATGGTTATGTAAACATTATTTGTACAGGTCTCCAGGAAAAGTAGAATGGACAGTGGTAGATAATCAAGTAAAACTTCATAAAGGTACTGAGATTCATGTAAACAATGAATTGAAAAATGATATAAAATAAGAGTCGTACATGTATACATGCATCCCTTGTCTGAAAAATGGGTACTATGGGCCCATTTACCACATGATACGGATTGGTCTATACAGAGTTATATTTCCATCATGACCGTAACGTATGTAGAAGAAATCGTTGCACTTATGCATACGTTACCTGATTCTTTATTAACTAGTTGTATGTTTTTTTGCATGAAAGAGAATGTGAACCCCGTATGGGAAGATCCTGCCAATAAACAGGGGGGATGTTTCTCTTATAAAATTACACAATCTATAGGAGAATGTTGGAGAAACGTCTCGTTTAGTATGGTTGGAAAAACCCTATCTAAAGAAAAGGGAATTCAAGAGGCCATTACAGGTATATCTATTTCGCCCAAGAAGAATTTTTGCATCTTGAAAGTATGGTTGTCGTCGTGTGCGTATCAAGATGCTTCCAAAATCACGTATTTAAAACCAAATGGATGTATTTTTAAAAAGCACTAAAAGTATGAGAACCCTACGTTCTTTTTTAGCAGGAGCTATTACCGCTGCTAAAAAAAAGGCTATCAAAAAAGGATTACTTGTGAAAACAAAACGTAAGGCTGTGAAAAATGCCATTGTAACCACCGTAATGGCACAAAATCAAAATATCAATACACCCGTTGCCCCTTCTAACATGGGCGGTTTAGGTATCCGGCAAAGGCGCCAAACAAAGCTTAATGTCACCAAGCGACGCCACTGAATATTTTACGACCAAGGGCAAATCATTTTCTAAGAACATTTCAATCTGACTACATAAATTGGTACATTTAATGAAATACCCCAGATTCTTCAAACTAAAATTTCCTTGAATGATTTTCTTGGAATCTTGTTTGATGAATTCCATACTTCCGTCCGATTCCGCGCGTCTTACTTCCGCTACTGCAAACGTACCTTTGCACCGAAAAATCAACTCATTCCCTACGGATTTAATTTCAATCTTCTCCGAGATACATAGTAAGTCGCGTACAATCTTTTGGAAATCGGAGGATGGTAAATTAATGACGGAGGAAAAGGAAACACTCGGTACTTCCAACTCTTCCGTATCTGGTTCAATGAGTTTCAGCTTTTGAGTCTTACACTGCTTAATATCTCCATTCTCAAAACGCAGACACAGATGAGTGACGATGCCATCGTTATAGTCGGACTGTTCAATGTACATGGTCAAAGTATCATCGTTGTCAATGGAATTGATCAGCTTGAAGAGGTGAAACATGTTGACACCAATGATGATTTTTTCCTTTTTACATTCATAGAATTCAAAGTTTTCTGCTCTCAAAAAAAGGTGCACTAAAATGGTATGGGATTTATCCATGTTAATGATTCGCATACCATCGGGTTGAAAGGTAATGTTAGATTCCATTAAAATATCTTTCAGAGCAGTCATTAACGTACGAAACGGTGATATTTGTACGGTTTTTAAAGTCAGTACATTCATTAGTATCTACATCGTTGAAATCTTTAAGTTTTGTATGTTTTTATATAAACATAGATTATGGTCTGTAAAGGAAATACTCGTTGTTTAGAAGACCCCGATTGCTACTTGACTAGTCAAACAGCAAAACGTAGAGCGTACTGCAGAAAGCGTGTAGGAAAACGTACTTGCCGTGGACGCCGGTTAGATGAATGTGCAAGCAATACATGTATGGCAACGCGTGGACCTCAGCGTTTTTACTGCCGCAAGCGTACGAAACGTTTGTAACGTCTATCTTTCGTGACAAAACCCTATCGCGATTTTACTTTCTTTGTACTCTTGTTTTTTTTGGAAAATCGTAGACCTTTGCGAGTATGATTGTCAATCTTTCGTATTACTTCTTGGTGTATACCGGGTATGATATCGTCCATATATAATTTTTTTTTCATGTACTTTTCTACATAGTTTTTTATCCAATAATGTTGAATATGTCTATTGC